GATAAAAACAATGGAGCCAATGGTCGGGATTGAACCGACGACCTGCTGATTACGAATCAGCTGATATAATAGCATTTAACTGGTATTTTTAAAAAAATGTCTGTCGTTTTGTCTGTTCCTGTTTTTTTATATAAAAGCATTTTTTATTTTTTCCCTTGCGGTATCTAACATTTTTGGGGTAACGTGGGTGTAAATTTGGGCGGTCATTGTGATTGTAGAATGACCCAAAAGATATTGAGCGGTTTTAATATCTATTCCGTTTTCAGCTAAGCTTGTAGCGTAGGTATGGCGTAAATAATACGGTGTTAAATCTTGTCCGATAAGAGGACTGTGAATAACAACTTTATTTCTGTAAGTTTTAGCTCCACCCTCTAAATCCATTAATCTATGAAACGACTGCCAGGCTCTGGTTAATCTTTTTTCGGATATGGGAGCAGTGCCCCCAAAAATATACCCCACGCTTTTTATTTGTTTAGAAATTATTTCGCATAACCAGTTCGGCATTGGTATAGTTCTAAAGCCAGCCTTGCTTTTAGGCTCTCCGGGGGTGCCTGTACCTTTTTTAATAGCCGATCTGACATTAATATTATCTCCCTGAATGTCGTTCCAGGTTAATGCCCTAACCTCACCAGGCCGCAAACCACAACCTAACATAATAGCGAAAAACAAGCCGAACTGATGTTTATTAATTACTATATAAAATATATTTTTTTCTTCTTGTGTCAAGGTTCTTCTTTGGTTTTTATATCCTTTTGGTTTTTCTAAATAGTTGGCAGGATTTTTTTGAATTAAACCATTAGCTTCGGCCTTGGCAAAACAATCTTTAATAGCCATATATACCTTGTCAATATCTGACTGGCTATTTTGACCCCTTGTGTTAAGACACTTTTGAATGTGTGTGGTTTTAATATTACCAATAGGCATTTCTCCCAGGTTGAGCAAAAAAACATTGTCCATGATTCCTTTTGTATTAGAAAAAGCAAAATTGTTTTGTTTAGGTTTTTTGTAGGTAATTAACCATTCTTCTATCCATTTTTTAAAAGGGGTTTTTGAGGACAAAAGTAATATACCTTGTTCATTTTCAACCTTGGCTCTTAGCATTTTTTCTATGGCTTCTTTTTCAGTTTTGCCTCTGAATTTTAATTGTTTTTTAGTGCCGTCTGAAAGATTAATAGTCAGATATTTAGTGTAATATTTTTCCACAGTTTAACCCCCCTTGCCGTTAATTTTGCCCCTCTTGCATTATGCGGGAGGGGCTATTTTTTTACCCGCCATAGCGGGAAGTCAACAATTTCAGCATATCTCTTCGGAAAACTCGGCATCCTCCCTATCGGCTCCAATACATCTCTTGTATTGCGTGTTCAATACAACCTCAACAGTTTCTTTTCCGCTGTCATCTAGGCAGCGGTATTTTTTTATTAAGCACTGTTCTTCTTTTGAAAGGTTGTTCTGGTTGTTATTAGTTTTAAACCCAAAAGCTTCATCAATTGATTGACCATAAATGTCGCATAACAAAAATAAAGTATTTGCATCTGGTTGCGAATACCCTGTTTCCCAATGCCCTATAACTTGTTGTGTACGTCCTATTAATTTTGCAACTTCTTGTTGTGTTTTATTAGATTTCAACCTCATTTCCTTGAGGACAGCCCCGATTTCTTCTTTTGTCATAATAAACAAACCCTTTCTTTCATAATAAATAGGCTCATTTTTGGTGGTTTATTAAAGTATATAACAAATAGTTTTAAAAATCAATAAAAAAAACTAAAAAAATGAGTATAAACATATTGACAACTAAAATTATGAGTGTTATTATTAAACTGTACTCAAAATTTGAGTAAAGGAGGTGTGTTGATGGATATAAGAGACAATATCAAAAGTTATATTGAGCATAGGGGTTTTATCCAGTTGGCAATTGCCCAAAAATCCGGACTGACCCCAGCACAATTATCTAATGTTTTACATAAAAAAAGATGTTTAGAAGCAAATGAACTTTTTGCTATTTGTGATGCAATGGAAATTGCTCCGGGTGAATTAAGGCTTTTTGAGTTAGACGAAGACAAAGCAAGTTAGGGAGGAGGGTGGAGAAAAATGTATGAGACAAACAAATTTTACAAGATACTAATTATAATATTTTCACTTAACCTAGGGCTACAAATATTCCTACTATTGTTGCGATTAATGTAAGGAGGCTAATTGTTATTATTGTTTTTTGATTTTTTCTATTTTCTTCGTTTACTATTTTTTGTATTTCTCTATCTTTGTTCATATCTCCAGATATTTTTTTAAGATTGTTTTTAATTTCATTATCTTTTTCTATTTGATAGAGCAAGTGTTCTCCTTTTTGAGTTAAAGAATATCCATCTCCTGCAGCGGTAATGTGGTCATAATCTTTATATGCTGCACTAATGACAATATTTTCACCAAACAAATCAAATAGCACTTGTTTTGTTTCCCAATTGTTTGGTTTGGCCTTTAAGTATTGTAATAATTCTAGGTATTTGTCCATTATGTCACCCCCTTCTTCCAAAGTTTACCATTAAATGGTAAGGAGGGCAAGCTAAGCAAAAACAAATCAAATGTTTCGCTTGATATAGCAAGGGTGCTTGCAAAAGAAAAGAGAGCTGATAAGCACTCAACTCTCAATCCTTATACGATATTCCAACTGCTTGCACCGCCTAACCGTTGGTGTCTCGGTTACAGGGACATAGTGCTTATATGTTTCTTGAGCAGACAGTTTGTACGGTCGTATGCCGTTACCCCCATTAACTGTATATTGGTGTCCTACTTGGGGCAAGGGTGCGGTTTAGAAGAACTTTAAGCAGTTCTTTCATAATGACCACCTCCCAGGGGTAAATTAAATTGCTTTGCAGGCCGCAAGCACTCTTATTATATCAAGTGAGATAAAAATAAACAATTCAAACAAAGAAAAGGAGGCCGCACAGTGAACACGCTACCAAAAATCAAAGACGAAATGCAAAAAGTGGCCAACGAGGGAGGATATTATATTTCTCCCTGGCGTATGGCTGAATTTAGCAAAATAGCAAGTAAAGTAATGAACCTAATGGCTCAAAACAATTTGAATGTATCTTATGCCGAGTGTGTTGTCATTATTGATGTAGTTAAAGCCATGCTGGATAGATGCTTTATTGATAACATTAACGACTTGGAAAGAAGGTGACACAAAAATGGCAAGCAGGTCGAGAATTAATCCAATGGCAGAAGATTTAAGAAAAGCGTATGGAGCCTTAATATCTGTATCAGATATAAAAGAATATTTAGGGTGCGGTAAAAACTATGCTGCTGCGGTTGTGAATGACCTTATACCAATTGGTAGCAATACGGGCAAAAGATATTTTTACCAGGAAGTTGCAGAAGCTGTTTTTGATGGACAAGGTATAGGAGCCAGCCAATAAAGAGTAGGAGGTGGAGAGATGGAAAGCTTAAATCATACAGATTTTAAAATGTTTGATTATAAAGAAAAAAATAAATACGAATTAAGTATAAGGATAGCTTTACTATTGTCAATTGTTAGCGTTTTTTGTTGTCTGGTTTCTCTGGTTTTGTGCTTTTGCAAAGGATAGAAATTCTGGTACTTTCATTGTTAAAAATGCAGGTTTTCTTGATGTGTTGATTTTTAAGTTTATGTTTACGGGAAGGCCATAATTGACTACGGCAAAGTCAAAAAATGGAAAACGAAGCCCTATGTATTTTGTTTCAAATGGATCTAGTTTTAGAGGCAGTTTAGTAACCTTTTGTACAGGAAAAATAATTGATTTATCATAACCGGTTTCATAACTCAAAAGATATATTTCAAAGTTGTTATCGTGATAAAAAGGGTTTTTTGGGGCAGAAATTTCAGCACTATCAATTGTTATTTGATAAGACGATTTATTAGTTACTTTTATTGATAAGGCCGCCGAATAATTTGTTTTATATTGTAATCCGCCAATTTTTTCAGAAGGTCTAAAATAAAAAGAATGTCCGGCCAACCTATCTTCACCAATAAGTAGTTTTCCTTCGTTAAAGCATTTTTGTTTAAATAGGATTATTAAAGAGAGTGTGCCGGTAATACAACCTATAAAAGAAATAATTATTTGTACAATGTTCCACATAAAAATTCACCTCCTTTCCCAAATATTACCACATTCAGTTAAGGAGGACAAGCCAACTAGAAAGGAGGCTACTTTGTGAAAACAATAACCTATGAAGAATTTATTAAATTTAATCCCTGCTGGCTTAATACCGAAGCAGGCCGCAAAAGACTCAAATATTATGCTACCAAAAAAGAGCATTGGAGTGCTTTGGATATTTTAGCACTGGAAAAAGTGTCACCTACCAACAGACTGTGGGCAATTTTAAGGGAAGAACTACTTGACACAAAAATTATGCATGAGTTCGCCTGTCAATGTGCGGAGGAAGCATTGAAACTGGTTAATGATCCAGACAAAAGAAGCGTTGCAGCGATTAAGGCAAAGCGAGATTGGCTTAACGGGAAAATAACAAATGATGAATTAGCTGCGGCTAAGGATGCTGCTGCTAACGCTACTTGGACTGCTAGGAATGCTGCTTGGGGTGCTTCTGCTGCTGCTTGGGCTGCGGCTAATGATGCTGCTAGGGTTGCTGCTAGGGATGCTGTTTTGGGGGCTAATGATGCTGCTGGGGATGCTGTTTGGGCTGCTTGGGCTGCTAAGAATACTGCTAAGGCTGCTACCCTTGTGACTTGGAGTGCCAATGATCCTGCTTGGAATTCTTGGGGTGCAGCTAAGGATGCCGCTGATGCTGCTGTTTGGGAAAAACAGGTTGAAATATTAATTAACCTTTTGGAGGATAAGCCATGAAAAAGCTAAACTGGGGAAACATTATTTATATAACTGCCTCACTGGCAATAATGGGGTTTTGCGGTTCGATAGTTTTTGATAACGAGCCAATAAAGGCCGACATACAAGAAAGACATATAGAACCAGTTAATACTGCTTATGTTGAGACAGGAGAGCCGCAATTAGAGTACATAGGAACCTACACAGTGAGTGGGTACTGCCTCTGCCCCAAGTGTTGCGGCAAATGGAGTGCTGAACACGCCAGCCGAAGAGGAACAGAGTACACCCAAAAAACAGCAAGTGGCACAATTCCCGAAGTAGGGGTAACGGTTGGGGCTGATTGGGACAAGCTTCCTAAAGGAACGGTAATTTATATTGATGGTATTGGTGAAAGAGTTGTCGAGGACAAAACAGCAGATTGGATTAACGAGAGATACGACGGTAAAATAATTGACCTTTTGTGTGAAAGCCATGAAGAAGCGTTGCAATTTGGAGTGCAAAAACTAGATGTTTGGGTGGTGAAATAATGACAACAGTAGGCGAAATGCTTGAGAACATATTGAGATTCAAAAAGACCGTCAATGACGAATACCCGGAATACATCATCATTAACCCGGAAGTTATAAAAAGCCTATTAAAAGCCGGCCACTTTCCGACTTCGGCAAGCACAGATAAACATAAAAGTTTTTTTGGGGTTAAGGTAATTGAAAGTAATGTTGTGGATGATTTCTATTTGGTTGGAAAATTTGAAAATCAATAAAAGGAGGCAAAGTAATGATTCCCGATCATCCGGTAATTAGAAACCTAGAGGCTACCGGGCAACCGGAAACCTGGCCAGAAAAACCAGTTTTTATATGTTCTAACTGCGGTGCAGATATTTTTGAGTTTGACAGCTACTGGGATTTTAACGGGGAACAGTATTGTAAAGAATGTATTGAGGATTTGGAACAAATAGCATACAAAATAAACGAATGGGAGGAATGAAAACAAATGGCAATAGTAAAACCAGAAGAAATGAATTTCAGTGATAAAAACATAATTATGATTGTTAGCGGGTTACCAGGTGTGGGGAAAACCACACTAGCCCTGTCTGCTCCTGATGTGGTGCTAATTGATAGTGACGAAGGGCTAGCCAGGGTTAAAGTAGAGCATAGAAAGGATAGTAGCATTGTAAAAACATACGAAGAACTTTTAGCTGATATTAAAGCCTGCGAAGGCAAATATAAAACAGTGGTTATTGATACTTGCGGAGCTTTAATAGATTTGCTAAAAGATTGGGCAATGAGGAATGACCCCAAAGCCAACAAAGCAAGCGGCGGTTTTAGCCTGCAAGGGTTTGGGATTATTAAGCAAGAGTTTTTAAGATTGTCTGCTGAGCTTCGTAAAAACTTTAATGTTATTTATTTGTTCCACGCCCAAAAAGAAAAAGACAATGAAGAAACATTTTACAGTTTGGTTTGTGAGGGTAGTGCCAGAACGCTTGTATATCAACCAGCAGACCTTGCGGCCTATATGTTTATCCAAAACGGCGAACGCTATTTAGGCTTTACCCCCACAGCACAATATTCTGCCAAAAGTGCCTACGGTATCAAAGGACTTGTTAAAATACCCGAATTGACAGAAGGAGAGCCTAACGACTTTTTAACAAAACTGTTTGCTAAAATAAGGGAAAATTTGCTGGCTGATAGTGCGTTGACTAAAACAAAACAGGTTGAATATGAAGCCGCTATGGTAGCCGGGAAAGCATTAATTGCTTGTATGGATAGCCCGGATTTGGTAATTAAAACCGGGGATGAAATTAAAAGGTTAAAACATGGCTTAACTAGCGAAAAAGAACTAGCGGCCTTAATGAAAGCAAAAGTAAAAGAATTGGGTTATGTTTATAACTCCAAAACCAAAGCCTATGAGCAGGCCTAAAAAGTATTTAGTTAGTCAGTCTTTGATTTCATCTTATCATTGGATCTTTAAAAAAGATAATGGTTATGAGGATTTTTTAAAAACGCTGAACAGGGAACAAACACAGCAAACAAGGGCAATGTTAGACGGAATCAAATTCGAAGGAATGGTACAAGCAACCTGTGAGGGCAACCCACTAGACGAAAGCCACAAATGGTATAAGCCAGTAACAGAGATTGCAGAGATTGTCAAGGGTGGAGCTTATCAGGCGAAGATATACCGGGATTTAAAGATTGGGAATACCACCTTTATAGTTTATGGAGTGCTTGACTTTTTAAAAGCCGGGATTATCTATGACACTAAATTCAGCACAACATATAAAGTAGGCAAGTATCTGGATAGCCCACAGCACCCATTCTATATGTACCTTGTCCCAGAAGCAGAAGCCTTTGAGTACCTTGTGAGTGATGGAGAATTTGTCTACAAGGAAAAGTATTACCGAGAAGATATTTGCTCACCAGAGAGCCTAATTTTACCCTTTATGGGCTTTCTGGACAAATACAAATTAATGCATATTTATACAGAAAAATGGTTGTCCAGGTATTAAAGGGGGTAATAAGATGAATCAAAATATTTGGGAGATTTACGAGTATTACAAAAGAAAAATTCAAGCCAAAAACCTGCCCCCGGAAGAATACGAAAAAGAAATAAAAGCCTTATGCGACAAACTAAAAATTTAAAGGAGCTAAAAACATGGCAAATAATTGGGAATTTCAAAGAGAAGAAGCAAAAAGAATTGAACCTGGTAATTACAGAGTGGAAGTTATTTTAGCAGAGGAAACAACTTCTAAAACGTCTGGTAATCCTATGATTGTTGTTACGGTACAGCCAAACGGCAGCAATATTTTGATTAAAAACTACATAGTCAAAAACGAATATTTCAACCGTAACATGACCAGCTTTTTTGACAGCTTTAATATCGAGGAGGGTAATTTTAATTTCCTGTCTTGGGTGGGGGCAGTTGGTGCTGCTAACCTAATAGAAGATGAAAACGGATACTTAAAAGTAAAATACTTTATCGACAAAAAAAGAGCTGAAAACCTGCCTGAATGGAAGGGTGAACTGCCCGAAAGACAGACCATAACAGAGATTAAGGATGAAGAACTTGCAATCGGTGCTGATGGTGCCCCCTGGTAAGGAAAGGGGGCTAGGACTTGCACAAATACCTAACAGATACCGAAGTTAAGAAGCTACTCAAAGAACTAGAAATAATAGTTGATACCAGAGAAAAAGAGAATAAACACGTTTTGGATTATCTCGAAAAAAACAAAATAAAGACAATTCAAAGGGGTTTAAAAACCGGTGATTATTCTGTTCAGCTAAGAGGCATGACCCTGGAAAATGATATAGCCATTGAGAGAAAGGCCAGTATTGATGAACTATGTAGTAACCTAACAATCAACAGGCAACGCTTTGAGGACGAATTCACCAGAGCAAGGGCACAGGGACTACGGATTTATTTGTTAATTGAAAACGGTTCGTTTGCTGATATTTTAAGTCACAATTATAGAAGCCGTATTGCCCCTAATAGCCTTTTAGGTTCAATATTTTCCTGGCTGGCCAGGTTTGATGTAACGCTGATGTTTTGTAAGCCTGCTGAAAGCGGGAAAATAATTTATGAGATTTTGTATCATTACCTGCGAGAGCAGTTAAAAAGGGGTGGTTAAATGGATTTTGCAAACTATATAAAAACTGCCCTAAGTATGCAGGATATTGCCGATCAATACGGACTAAAACAAAACAAAGCCGGGTTTATAGTATGCCCTTTCCATTACGAAAAAACAGCCTCATTAAGACTGTATGAAACAGACTACCATTGTTTTGGGTGTGGTGCTCATGGTGACATTATTGGGTTTGTTATGCAGCTTTTTAAAATCGGCTTTTCCCAGGCAATAAACAAACTTGATTATGATTTTTCTTTAGGTTTGCCTTTGTCAAAAAAGCCTACATACCGGGAAAAAATAGAAATGGCAAAGGCTAAAAAGAAATGGGAAGAAGATCGGGCAATTTGGGAGGCCGAAAGAGAAATAGCCGATCAAGAATACTGGACAGTCTTTGAAAGGTGGTTATATTTAGCCCAAAACAAAAGCCTGTATGCACCAGCTAGCCCTGATGACGAGCTAAACCCTTTGTTTGTAGAATCACTTAAAGAATTAGCCTACCAGGAGTACCTTTTAGATAGAGTAGAAATGAAACGGGGTGAAATGCGTGACGAAAGATTTGACCATACCAGAGTGGACAAGGGAGGACTACATAAACACGCAAACACCGTTTGAATGGCTTTATCAATTCAAAGATAACAAGTTTAAACTTGCTCAAATGTTGGCAAAAATTAAAAAACAAGCCGGTGCAGTTGGAATTAGTAATTTTATTGCTATATGGAACGCATATTTACAGACCGTACAAAGCAAGCAAGGCATAACAACAGATAATGTAACGGAATTTGATGGACAAGCTTTCGAGCTTTTAACGGGTGATTATAAGTGCGATGAATACGGAATTACTGTTTTGGACAAGTACGGATTCGAAATAATAGTTTGTAATCATCCAATTATGCCCATTCAAAGACTAACTAACATAGACACCGGCGAGGAAAAAATGCAGATAGCTTACAAGAGGGGTAAAAACTGGCGTACCTTAATTGTAGACAAAGCTGTTTTAGCAAGTTCAACAAAGATATTAGACCTAGCAAGCTATGGTTTAGCAGTTAATTCGGAAAACTCAAAACATATTGTTAAATATTTAACCGAAGTAGAACACTTAAATTATGAAAGCCTGCCAGAGCAAAACAGCGTCGGCCGCCTTGGTTGGATAGCTGATCATGGGTTTAGTCCGTATGTTGATAGTTTGGTTTTTGACGGTGATTTGTCATTCAAACACGCCTTCGAAAGCGTTAAAGAATCCGGCGATTATAATAAATGGCTTGAAGCTGTTAAGAAGGTAAGAAAAAGCAGTATGATTGCCAGAATTATGTTAGCCTCCTCTTTTGCTAGTGTATTAGTTGAACCTTGTGACGCTCTCCCTTTCTTTGTCCACCTTTGGGGAGGAACAGAGGCCGGAAAAACAGTTGCTTTAATGCTTGCTGCTTCGGTTTGGGCAAGCCCTAGAATGGGTGATTATATCGTAACCTTTAACAGCACAACAGTAGCAAGAGAACTTTATGCCGGGTTTATGAACAACCTCCCCCTTTGCCTTGACGAACTGCAAATTCAAAACGGCGAAAAAAGAGATTTTGACCGGGATATTTACAGACTAACAGAGGGTGTAGGCAGAGTAAGGGGAGCAAAAGCAGGCGGCTTGCAAAGAACCGTAACCTGGAAAAACTGTATTCTAACCAACGGTGAAATGCCAATAACTTCCTCTAGCTCCGGTGGTGGAGCGGTAAACCGCATCATAGAAATTGATTGCAAAGAGGAACAGCTTTTTGAAGATCCAAAAGAATTTGTTACTCTGGTAACTAAAAATTATGGGTTTGCCGGAAAAGAATTTGTTTCAATATTACAAGAACCTGGCAGTTTAGAATACGCAAGGACTATTCAGAGGGTATATCACCGGGAATTGTCTTGCGGAGATACCACAGAAAAGCAGGCAATAAGTGCAAGTATTATTTTAACTGCGGACAGGTTAATTAATGAGTGGATTTTTAAGGATGAACAAATTATTAGTGCTTGTGATCTTGCTCAATATTTAACTTCTAAAAATGAGGTTAGCCAGAATGATCGGTGTCATGAGTGGGTTTATAGTTTTATAGCTATGAACATGTCAAGGTTTGAGCCTAACGCCGGCGAAGCCTGGGGATGTATTGATGAAAATTATATCTATTTTATAAAATCTGTATTTGACCAAAAAATGCAGGAGAATGGATACAATGCGACAGCTTACTTATCCTGGGCTAAACGGAATGGTTATATTGAATATTCTGAAAACGAAACAAGAGCAACAAAAAGAAAAAGGATTAAAGGGTCGCCTCAACCAGTTTGGTGTGTGTGGTTTAAGGTCACAAAAGAAGAATTGCCCGAAGACAAAGAAAAGCTACAATTCGTTTACCAGGGCAAAAGGATTTGTATTTAAAAATGTTCCCACTGTTATTTAGTACTCTAGCAGGGATGTTCCCATTTTGTTCCCAAAATGTTCCCACTCCATTTATAGCTTTAGCAGGAATGTTCCCATTGTTCCCACAAAAACGGAGATAAGGCCTATATACAGAAACATATATACTACACATACTAAAGTATAAGCTGTATATACTTCTCTCACGCATGAGAGTAAAAAAAACAGTGGGAACAATGGGAACAGTGGGAACAATGCAGCTATACGAATTGTGCCAGTGGGAACAATTTAGGGGGTCAATGGGAACAATGCAGCTAGAAAGGTTTTAAGAGTGGGAACAAATTACTAAAAAACAAAACTAGGAGGCTAAACAATGGAAATTTACGTTAAAAACAAAGAAGTAAACATGCCCGAAGTAACAAAGGGGCTAAGAGACACAGAATATGCTTTTGTTGCCAGTAGTAGTTATGGTGACTGGGTGTGCGTAAACAAAAAGACAGGGAAAATTAGCATTATTGGGTTTAAGGCTGTGATTGATAACTGGTCGAAGAGAGGGCTAATTGAAATGAGGGAGGGCAACAATGAGGACCGAGCAATTCAACCAAATAATTGAAAACATGCTAGAACATTGTACCAATACCCTAATAAATAAAGCCAAAGAATACGCAACAGAGGACAGACTACATAATTTTAAAATTGCAGCCACCTTGCAAGGCATAACGCCAATTCAAGCACTGGCTGGGATGATGTCAAAACACACAGTAAGCATTAATGATATGTGTCGGGGCGGGGAGTATCCGCTTGGTATGTGGGATGAAAAGATAGGGGATAGCATTAATTATTTATTGTTGTTGAGGGCTTTGGTGGAGGAGAAAAATGGTTAATTCTAAAGAAAAAGGCAAAGCCGGAGAGCGAGAGCTTGCTAAAAAGCTTCGTGAGTACGGATATGACACAAGGAGAGGCCAGCAATTTTGCGGGGCTAATGGTGACGCTGATGTGGTCGGCCTTCCAGGTGTACATATCGAAGTAAAGAGAACCGAAAGACTAAGCCTATATGACGCTATGGCACAGGCTATAAGTGACAGCAAGGGCGATATACCAGCAGTATTTCACAGAAAGAATAATAGTGATTGGCTAGTGATTATGAGATTAGAGGATTGGATAGAAATTTATAAAGAGTGGAGGCCGAGCAATGTCAGAGATGGATTTTGAAAAAAGATTATATAACAATCTTGCCTTGGCAGTAGTTAAACAAGCCGTTAATGATTGGCGAAGCTTGTGTGAAATGAGCGAAGAAGAAAGAGAAGAAGTTAAAACAAAGTTTAATTTTAAAGAATTAACATATTTTTTTAAAAATGGTTGCAGCGATTATCTAAAAGAAACAGGCGTACCGGCAACAAAGATATATCGCAGGTTAGCACTAGAAAGAAGGTCATCCGAAAAAGCAAATAAGGCGGTGGTCTAGTGGGGCGTTTTTCGCTTAATCCAAAAATTAAGGGTTACATAGAGTGGCAATTAGAACACTATCACGAAGACAAAAAACAACTAGAACAATACAAGCAAGACCTTATACCTTCGACAACTAGCAATTATTCCCTAACAGCAGGGTGTAGTAGCGGCACAACGAGCAATCCAACAGAAAAGACGGCTATAAAACTTTTAACTAATACTTATATACTTTCAACAGAAAAAACAATCAAAATTATAGACAAGGTTTTAAACAATTGTGATGAAACGGACAAGCAGTTAATAGACTTGGTTTATTGGCGAAGAAGCTACACGGTAATGGGAGCAGGTATAAAAACACACCTAAGTCAAAGAGCTGCATATAAGAGAATTAATAAAGTTCTTGCCAAAATAGCTTTAGAAATGGGAATAATTAATTCTTAGTGCAAAAAGAGTGCAAAAATAGCCCCACTTTTTATGTTACACTGATATTGTGAAGAAGTACCCACTAGCAAACCGCTGGCGGGTTTTTCTTTTGGGCGGGTTTGTATGTTGCGGAATAAAAGCATGGTGGGGTGCGTTGCAACATAATAAAGAGCCGTTAAAACAGCTCTTTAATGAAACGAGGTAAAACAAAATGATTGATAAAATATTATATATTATGCTGTGGGTTGCTGAAATCTTTGGCATACTTACACTAATTTTTGCAGTTGTATATTTAGCGATATTTTATGGTTCATAATAAGGGAGGTGTAAGGTTGGACTGGAAGCAGGAAGTAGAAAGACTATACTTTGACGAAAATCTAAGCCTTGAACAGATAGCCGACATTATCGAGCCTTATTTCCCGGACAAAAAACATCAACAGAGGCGAGAAAAGGCCTGGGGATATATTCGGTATCATCCAAAAAGAAAAACCCCTACACAGGCTGTAAATAGGCCTATTGGGGTTATTGGTGATCTTCACGTTCCTTTTGATCATCCAAATTATTTAAAGTTTTTACAGGATACTTTCAAACAGTTTAATGTTGGGCAAGTTGTCTGTATTGGTGACCTAATAGACAATCATGCCATTAGTAGACACCAAACCGAAACCTGTGCGAAAAGTGCGTATGATGAATTAGATGCTAGTATTAACCGGCTAAAGACATACGTCAAAGCTTTCCCGAAAGTTAAAATCTGTCAAGGTAACCATGATAACATACCCGAAAGACAAGCAGCTACTTTAGGCATTGGCAAGCGTTTTTTAAAGTCTTTTAATGATTTGCTAGAACTGCCTCATACCTGGCAGATAGAAGAAGAATTTATTATAGATAATGTGCTTTACAGACATGGCATTAATTGCTCTGGTAAGGATGGAGCCTTAAACGCAGCCATACAAGAACGCATCAGCCTTGTCATGGGGCACAGCCATTCGTTTGGAGGTTGTAAGTATTCGGCCAACAAGCGAAATATTATATTTGGCCTGAATGTTGGTTGCGGAATTGATATTGATGCTTATGCTTTTGCTTATGGCAAACATGCTAAGTTTAGGCCAACATTGGGTTGTGGGATTGTTTTTAATGCTGGTAACGCAATGTTTGTGCCTATGGGGGAAAGATATTTTAGGGATTAATTTAAAAGGAGGTGGCTAAGAATGGCCGTAACTGACAACAGTAACAAAGCAGTCGCAAAAGTAAAAGAATGGCAATTTAAGCCTGGACAGTCAGGAAACCCAGCAGGCAGGCCAAAAATCCCCGAGGAAGTCAAGGCTATGCTTAAGGCTGCTGCTCCGGATGCGGTAAGAAGCTTAATAATGACAATGAACGACGAAAGCACAGCACCGGCTTTAAAAATAGAATGTATTAAGATTGTACTGGATAGAGCACTTGGCAAACCTTTGCAAGCTGTAGATTTTGATAGTAATTCCATGATTGAAATTAAACTTTCTAACGAGCTTATAACCTACGGCAAATAAAACACTTAATTTGCGGCGATTCTAGGGGTATACAACAAGACTTAAATCTATTATAATAGATTTACTCTAGGACAGGTTAAAATCTTCTCTACAGGGCTAAAAATAGGCTTAAAATTAGCTTAATACCGATAACCCATGTTATGTAAAGTTAGCAGTAAAAACAAAAGGGCTGATATATTATTATATCGCTCTTTTTTATTGCCTTTATAAGTTTACATAATGTGTTTTTGCAGGTGATTATACATTAATTTTGCATAAAATCAGGGTGTTTATGCAGTTTTGAAGGTGGTTGAATGGTAGAAATAACAATAGCAGAACCCAACCCAAAACAGGTTGAATTTTTTATGGCTTCACAAAGATTCGTAGCTTATGGCGGGGCGAGAGGCGGGGGAAAAAGCTGGTCAGTAAGACGAAAAGCTTTATTATTAGGTTTAACTTATCCGGGTATTAAGATGCTGCTGTTACGGCGAACCTTCCCAGAACTAAGAGAAAACCACATATTACCCCTGTTAGGCGAATTAAAAGGCGTAGCCGACTATAAAGAAGTAGAAAAGTCTTTTACTTTCGTTAATGGCTCAAGAATTAAGCTGGGCTACTGTGACAACGACGGAGATGTATTGCAATACCAAGGCCAGGAATTCGATATTATATTCATTGACGAAGCAACACAATTTACAGAATACCAGTTTTCGACCCTAACAGCCTGCTTGCGTGGCGTGAACAACTTCCCTAAAAGAATGTATTTAACCTGTAACCCTGGCGGCATTGGCCACACCTGGGTTAAGAGATTATTTATTGATAGGCAATATAAACAAAACGAAAACCCAGAAGATTATTATTTCATTAGAGCTGGTGTATATGACAATAAAGCCCTGTTAGAGAATGACAAGGGGTATGTATCCATGCTAGAAGCTCTGCCGGATGGACTAAGGCAGGCCTGGCTTGATGGGAATTGGGACGTATTCGAAGGGCAATATTTTTCTATGTGGAACAGGGACGTTCATGTTATAAGGCCGTTTAACCTTCCGGCAAGTTGGAAGCGATATGTAACAATGGACTATGGCCGGGATATGTTTGCCTGCTATTTTATAGCGGTAGACGAACAGGGCAAAGGGTATGTTTATAAAGAGATTTACGAAAGTGATCTAATTGTTAGCCAGGCAATAGAACACTTAAAGAGTATGACCAACGAAAGAATAGATACATATTTTGCACCTGCTGATTTGTGGAATAAGCATAGTGACACTGGCAAGAGTACAGCAGATATATTTGCAGAACATAATATAGGTTTAGTTAAGGCAAATAACAACAGGGTACAGGGCTGGTATGACATGGCTGAATGGTTGAAGGTTATAAAGGATGAGCAAGACCAAAAATCAGCTAGATTAAGGATATTTGAGAACTGTCATAACCTGATTAGAACCCTGCCAATGCTGCAATATGATTCGAGAAATCCTAACGATATATCAACAGAACCGCACGAAATAACCCATGCTCCAGATGCAATCCGGTATTTCTGTGCTGGTAGGCCAATGCCAGCAGAACAACCTGTTATACAAGACTTTGATATACCGGAATATGATGACGAAGTAGACAGCTTTTTAAGCTATTCCGGTAAGTATTAAGTAGGGGGTGAAGATTATATTAATCAATATATTAGTGTTTGCTGTAGGGGGCTATAAGCGTTCTTTGTGGGGTTGTATTGGGTTATGTGATAACTAAACAAGCTAAGGAAGAAAAGGAAGAACAGCCTGCTATAATTCAAACAGATATCGAAGAAGATAAAGCAATAAGCTCTTTACAGGAACAACTAAACAACCTGCTAAGATATGACGGAACAAGCAAGGGGCAAAAAGAGGTGATTAAGTTTGAATAAAGTACAACCTAGCGATATTTGGAAAAAATATCAAAGCGGGGTAAGTTATAATAACAGTATTTCCCTGTATGATACCGTAGGAACAAACGAGAACTTTTACATAGGCAAACAATGGGAAGGTTTAAACGCTCCTGACCTTGAAAAGCCAGTATTAAATATCTTTGCCAGGGCTATCCCTTATTTTAATTCGCAGATAGTAAGTGATGATATTGGCATTGATATTAAAACCTATAAAGAAAATGCTACACCCTTTAATGTTGACAAAATTTTGTCTAGCGAAATAGAAAAAGTTATCGAGCAAAGTAAAGCTAAAACGAAGAACAGGGACGCAATACGAAATGCGGCCGTTGATGGTGATGCCTGTTTTTATTTACGCTTTAACCCTGACCAGGAAATAGGACAATTTGCCAAGGGAAAGATAGAGATAGAAACCGTTGATAATACTAATATTATCTTTGGCAATCCCTTTATAGATGAAGTCCAGGAACAGCCCTATATTATAATTGTCAAGCGTTCTAAGTTGTCCAGCGTTAAAGCACAGGCTAAAAAAGATGGGATAACCGATTGGGAGCAAATACAGGCTGACAGTGATAATAATTACTATGGGGAAAATAGCGTGGCAGAAAACGACTTGACTACCGTTTTAATTTATCTCTGGAAAGATGAAAAAGGGCTAGTTAATTACTGCAAGTGTACGCAAAATATAATGCTGTCTAAGGTAATTAATACTGGTTATAAGCTTTACCCGGTAGCCTACATGAGCTGGATTAAAAACAAAAACTCTTATCATGGTATACCGGCTATTACTTCTGGTGTAGTGCAAAACCAGATATATATTAATACCCTGTGGGCTTTATTTATGATCCACCAAAAGAAAATGGCTTTTCCACAGATATTTTATGATGCTTCAAAAATTCAAAAGTGGACAAACAAAGTGGGACAGGCTATTAAGGTACAGGGTTCGCCTAATGAGGTAGTGGCAACTGGCTTTAGGGCACCAGATTTCTCTGCTCAAGCTATGGAACTGGTTGAAAAGACTATTCAGTATACTAAGGAATTTATGGGCATTACTGATGCAGCTATGGGGAACGTAAGGCCGGATAATACTTCAGCTATTATTGCAGTACAAAAGGCAAGTGCTGCCCCTTTAGAATTACAAAAGCTTTCTTTTTATCAGTTTGTGGAGGATTATGTTAGGGTAATTCTTGAGATAATCAGGGTTAATTATGGGTCAAGAGAAGTCTATTATGAAGAAAACGGAGAAGACGTTAAGAACATAATAGAATTTGATAAATTGCATTATGATGCTATGGAGCTGAATATTGAGGTGGGGGCAGGTTCTTATTGGAGTGAAATTACCCAAATCCAAACAGCTGATAATCTGTTTGCTAATGGGATAATTAAAGACGCAGCTTTATATTTAGAAAGTATTCCTGATAAGTACATCAAAAACAAACAAAAGATTATTGACTTAATAAAAGAGCAAGCCCAACAACAGCAATTAATGCCGGAACAAAATCCGCAGCTTGCTCAGCAAATAGCCTTATAATTTAATATTTTATTCCTGTTAAGGGAAGCACTTCAATTCTTGAGGTGTTTTTTTTATACCCAAAAATAAGCGTGGGACACCAACACGCAAAAGAAAGAGGGATTTTTAAAATGACAGAAGCTATGGACACAAACATAGACGTAACCGCAGGATTTTTAGAAGGTTTTGGAGGGGATGAGCCTGCCGAGGTAACGGAAACCGGGACACTAACGGAAACTATCGAACCAGAAGCAGAAAGCATCCAAACAGAGGAAGTAGAAGCAGAAGAAACCAAAACGGAAGAAACTGCCGAACCAGCCAAAGCACCCGAAACCAAAGAAGCCCCGGCAGAGGAAATGTTATCGCTGAAGTTTTTAGACAAGAACTATGACCTTAAAAAAGAAGCCGCTCAGGAGGTAGCTAAGGCATTAGGAATTGACGAAACTTCGCTTATTAGCACCCTGCAAAAGGGCTTAAATTACGATTATGCCATTGAAAGGGCAAAAGATAATCCAGCCATGAAGGTTTTGGATTTCTACGCCAAAGAAAATGGTATGAGCGTTGAACGCTATTTACAAGAATTAGACAAGGGCAAAGACAAGGTTTTGTTCAGCAAGGAACTGGCCAAGCTTCAAGAAGCCCATCCAGAAGCAGACGAGGGATTATTAAAAGAACTGGCTCAACGTAATGTTGAAAGCCGGAAACAAGAAATAGCCAAGGTAACGGAAGAAGAAAAATATAAGCCTTGGCAGGATTTCTACAAGGAATATCCCGAGATTAAGCCGACTGACGTACCAAAGGAAGTTATGGAGCTAGTTGCTAAAGGCGAAAGCCCAATTTTTGCCATGATGAAAGTAGAAAAAGCAAAGCTGACAGAGCAATTAAAAGAAAAAGAAGCTTTGCAAAAACAAATAGAAGAAAAAGAAACGCAGTTAAAAATGCTGCAACAAAACGAAAAAAATAAAAAACAAGATATAGGCAGTGTTAAATCAGATGCAGCTGCACCTACGGGTGAAGCTGCTCTCTTTTTAGAGGGGTTTAGTACTGTCTAAAAAGAAAGGATTGATTTTAAATGGCTATTACTTTGCATGATAAATACGCAAAACAAATTCAAGAAAAGTTTATAAAAGAGTCTGTTATTGCTGGGAGGTTGTCAACTGAATACTCCTGGGCAGGTGTTAAAACTGTTAAAGTTTCCACTCCTACTACCGTTGCTATGGGTGACTATAGCAGAACGGCAACTAGTAACAGATATGGTACTCCTGTTGAAATTCAAGACACTGTACAGGAATTAGGGTTAACCCAAGATAAATGTTTTTCCTTGACTATTGACAAAGGGAACAATGAAGACCAGAGCGGCATTAAGGCTGCTGGAAAGATGCTTGCTTTGCAACTGCAAGAACAGGCTATTCCGACCCTGGATGAATATGTATTAGGGGTGCTTGCTAAAAAGGCAGGTACTGTTGCTTCTAGCTCTACCTCTCTAACTAAATCAACCGTATCTACTACTATTGATACTGGCCTTGCTGCTCTTGATGATGCAGAGGTGCCAGATGAAGGTAGAACCATTTTTGTTTCAAGTAATATTTATATGCTCTTAAAACAAGCAGGACAATTTGACGTTACTTCCGACTCTGTTAGTAGGGACGCATGGGTAAAAGGCCAAGTAGGTACTTATTCTGGCTGTACCGTGGTGAAAGTGCCCTCTGGCCGGTGGCCTGTATATGTAAACTTTATTATTGTTCAGAAAAATGCTGCTACCGCTCCTGTTAAACTGAACGATACTAAAGTACACCAAGACCCGCCCGGTATTTCTGGCAACCTGCTTGAAGGCCGTCAATATTATGACTGCTTTGTGTTTGGTGCTAAGTCTGGCGGGGTTTATGTGCATGTTGATACTTCGGGTAGTCATGGTACTGTGCTTGCTGCTCCTACTGTAGCAATCGAAGCCCATACTTGCACTATTACTCCTACTGCAAGTTGTACCGCTGTATATACTACTGACGGTACCGACCCTAGATATTCTAACACTGCTACTACTTATAGTGCACCTTTTACTACCGAGGCCAATGACGTAGTTAAGGCTTACCAGTATTTGACCGCTGGTACTGCTGGTACTTATCCTTCTGCTATTGGAACTGATACCGACGAATAATTAAATTAGGGGGAGGGGGTTTTTACCTTCTCCCCTCCCTTTTGGGGGAGGTAAAAGAATGACAACTGTAAACGATATTTACGCTGTAGCCCTAAGCTACATTGGCGAAACTTCGACAACTATGCCAGACTTAAACGGCTTTGTTTTAGGTTGGATAAACCAACTATTACAAGAGGCTTTACCATATGAAAATTCTGTAAGGGAACGAAACGAAGATACTTTATTGACTACCGCACCTACATTAACTAGCCTAACTGATACGGTTAGTTATTGTGATGATATAACAAGAATAGCCCTGCCCTATGGCCTGGCTGTATATATTTACCAAGATGATGATGATAAGCAATTTAGCATTATGTATAGACAGAAGTTTATAAATGCTCTAAAAGATGCCGAAAAATATAATGCAGAAGATATAGAAGATGAATATGACGTTGACGAAGACGAAGAATAAAGGCGGTGGGGGGAATTGGTAAGGATAACAGAAATGCCTAAAATACCGGGCGTTAGTTATTATAAAAAGAAATACGATAACTTCGCCGGGGTAGATTTTTCGACTGATGGCTCAACCGTCGCAGACAAAAGAAGCCCTGATGCCTTAAATATGATTTCTGATAGTGGCGGCTATCCGGTCAAAAGGTGTGGCTGGCGAATACTCCACACAACCGCCCTAAACGGAGAAACTACTGAAGATATAGAAACGCCTGTTTATGCAATATATTACTTTGATGATACCGAATTTGTTATTCATGCTGGTACAAAATTATATTCTATGAAAAGCACAGGCTGTACTGTTATCAAAAGTAGCGTGAATAATGGCAAGGGAGATGCCTTTTTATATGATGATGTTTTATATATCCTGACCGGAACAGAATATTTGTCCTATGATGGTACAACTATTCAAGCAGTTGATGGTTATGTGCCGCTAATAACAATAGCCGCTACTCCTGCAACTGGTAGCGGTACATATTATCAAGATTTAAACATGCTAACTCCAAAAAGAAAAATATCTTATACTATAACAGAACAGACAGTCAGCTTCAAGTTGGGTGTTACAGATATATCCAGCGTAGATGAAGTAAAATTAAATGATGTAGTAAAAACTGTTGACACTGATTATACAGTCAATTTATCACAAGGGGCGGTTTTATTTGTAAGTGGAGGGGGGGAAATACTTCCAACAACTGGAGATTCGCTTGTTATTACTTTTTCAAAAAATGTAGAAAACAAAATCTCTAAGTGTACCTTTGCAACGATATATAACAACCATGTATTTTTTGGCGGCACGGCTGACTATCCCAGTACTGATTTTTATTCCGAATTAAACGACCCTACCTATGTACCTGACACTTCTTATACAACAATAGGCAGTGATGATGCTGCAATAATGGGCTATCTTCATATTAACGACGCTTTGGCGATAGTTAAGGCCGAAAATCAACAAGATGCTGCCGTATTTTTAAGAACATACGATTATGATTCTACTGATGTTTTATTTCCTATCACGCAAGGCCTAACAGGCGATGGGGCAATATCAAAAGGTGTATTTTGTAGGCTGATTGATGACCCAATATTTTTAACTAGAAATGGCGTTTATGCTATTGGTAGCGAGTATATAAAATCCGAAAGAGTCATGCAATCTCGGTCAAGTTTTGTTAATCCAAAATTAACATTAGAAACCCTAGCAAATGCTATTGCTACTATTTGGAACGGGTATTTAGTTTTGTGTGTTAATGACCAGGCTTTTATTGCTGATTCTAGACAAAGAAGTTATACAAACAACATAACGGGCACTTTTGAATATGAATGGTATTATTTTGATAATATACCCGCTTCGTGCCTGTTTGAAAATGATGGAGAATTGTATTTTGGTACAGCAGACGGGAAAATCTGTAAATTTAATACCGACCTTATAGACAGTAATGGTAACACCTTAATGTCGGCCTATTCTGACGGTGGCTATTACACAGGTGAAACCTGGACAGATGGCGAGGCTATAACTGCTTATTGGACTACTCCTGTATCTGATGATAATAGCTTTATGACTTATAAGACAATGCAGAAAAAGGGCTGTGGTGCTTTTTTAAAGACTTATGCCGCCTCATCCGTCAACACTTATATTATTACCGATAAGGACTTTGGCACATTAATTAAGTCTGATTATTTAGGGTTGTTAGATTTTGGCTATATAGATTTTGAACATTTTATATTTAGTTCTTTACCAAAAAACATTGTTTCTTTTGGCAAAAAAATTAAGAAATATAAAACGATTCAAATTAAACTAGAAAATGACCAGTTAAATCAAGGTTTTGGTGTGTTTGCAATAGAACGCCGTTTTATTTATGGCAGTTCAGTAAAATAAGGAGGCTAGAAAATGGGATATACAATATTAAAACAAGAACCGGGATTATATGATGCTACAAAATTTTATATGGAAATGATTTGTGATACTGACGCTGACAAAGAGGATATAGTAACCACAAACCTACTAACAGGCTCAAAGGTATTTATACCCTATACAAACGAAACTTTTTATTGGGCAGAAAATGCCTGGGTGATACCTGGAACATATGTTGCTATGGTTACATTTACACCTGAAAGCGATACGGTAGATGTAAATGATACAGTAGCTTTAGCTTGTGCTACTTCCGGTGCGTCAATTTACTATACCACAGATGGGACAACTCCTACTGCCGAAAGCACCTTGTATGAGTCTGCCATTTCTATTACTGCAACAACCACGATTAAAGCTATTGCAATTAAAGATGGTTCTAATAATTCAACCATTACAAGCGAAACCTATACAGTTATTACTTGTGCTGCTCCCGTTGCTGCTCCTGTTGCTGGCGAGGTAGATTATAACGATACTATTACTTTAACTACTGCTACTGCTGGGGCTGATATTTACTATACTACTAATGGGAGTACGCCGACTTCTGGTAGTACAAAATATACTACACCAATTGCAATCACTGCTGATACTACAATTAAAGCTATTGCAATTAAGGATGGTTGTATAGATAGTACCGTTCTAACTTCTGCTTATACCTTGCCAGATGTGGCAACACCTACAGCTACCCCTATTGCTGGTGAAGTAGATTATAACGATACAATCGCTTTAGCTTGTGCAACAGAGGGAGCGAGTATTTATTATACTACTAACGGAGATACCCCCACATCAGGAAGCACTTTGTATGAAACACCTATTGCAATTACTACTAATACTACTATTAAGGCTATTGCAATCAAGGCACAAATGGGGGATAGTGATGTGTTAACTGCTGAATACACACTACCTTATGTAGCTACCCCTGAAGCTGCACCAGCTGCTGGGGAAGTTACTAATCCTACGGACGTTACTTTGTCTTGTGCTACCGAGGGGGCTACTATTTACTATACCACTAATGGCGATACTCCTACCACGGGCAGCACTGAATATACTACCGCAATTACAATTACTACAGCAACTACTATTAAGGCCATAGCTGCTAAAACCCAAATGAATAACAGTGAAGTCCTGACCGCTGCTTATACCGTTGCTGAATAAGGGGTGATAATATGGCAAGTTATCTAACAAAGGATAATAACGGAAACTATGTTAGGGTGGTTACGGGTGAAACCGCTGACCAGACAAAACAATATGTCGTTACGCCGGATGATGCAAGGTATACCAACATAGCAAAAGAATATGCTGACGCCAACCCTGACTACGTCAATGAACGCTCCTATTTAACAGGGCAAGTACAGGCAGGCCAAAACACAGGCAATACTGGCCTTGTATCATGGGCAAAAAATGAGCTAGCAGGATTAGACGTTAAAGCACAAAATACAGCCTCCAATCTAGCTAATGATATAGGGGTAAACAATTATAATTATAAATCCGCTACTTATGGCGATTATATCCCCCAAGCCTTGCAAGGTAATGTAAATACTACCAGTGGTAACGTGACCAGAACTGCCGGGGGTGCTCTTAGTGCCTCCGGCATCTCTGGCACTACTGGCAGCACAAACAAAACAAGCGGGAATAGTGCTGCTGGTGGCAATATATCTGGTAACGATACGCTTGCTCAGCTTGAAAGCGAAAGTGCATATTATTTAAATATGCTCAATTCTGCTAAGGCTTCAAATGACCAGGCGTTAGCAACTGCCATTCGGGCTACTTTAGCACAAATTGAAAGCAAGCGTAATGATATTTTAGAAGAACAGAAAAACGCTAATACCGCTGCTTATGTTGCCTATACTCAAGCCTCTAATCCATATGGAATTAATGCAGAACGTAATGCAAAAATAGGACTTAATAATTCCGGCTATTCTGAAAGCAATCTTGTAAAATTGGGCAATACCTACCAGGGCAATATTAACGCTAACGAGCTTGCCAAAAACCAAGCCTTGCAGGCCTTAGAATTAGAGAAACTGCAAACACAAGCCAACTCTGACATTGAAAGGGCACAAGCTGCCTCTGATTGGGATTCTCAAATAGCTAGCCAGGGCTTAAATAATGCACAAACTCTTTATAATGCAAGAATACAGGCTCAAGCTGACACCGAAGCAAAAGCACAGCAAGAATTTGAAAATGCTGTATATTTGTGGAAAATGGGCTTTACTAGTGAAGAAATAGGGGCAAGGCTAGGGTTGTCTTCTGCACAGGTTGCTAGTTATTTAACGGCGGCAAACGCCGGAACCACAAGCGGGACAAGCAGTAACAAAACCTCCACAGAATATACTACAAGCACTCCAACAAGTGCAGCCAATGCTACTTCAATAACAAACAGCCTTAATTCCCCTGCCAATTTAGAAATGAAGGGCTACGAAGCTTATAAAAATGCCCAAACTGGTGGCGAATATGGCCTGCAAGATGAATTTACCAAAGTTTACGCTCAAATAAGTGCTGGTAATGTTACACAAGGAAGTGCTAAAGCAAACGCTATTTTGTCTAACGCTGCCCAGAACCTAAGAAATGCCGGATATGATGAAGCAACGATTAAAGAATTTCTACAACTTTTTGGCTATTAAGGAAGTGATAAAATGGCTTTAACCCTTCCAAAATATAACTGGAAAACTGGCAATTTAGAAGATGAAAGTGTAAAAAAGACTTCTAAAGTAAACACAACCAGTAAAACAAAACAGCCAGATAATCCATACTTAACTGCTCTAGGTGCTTCTGCTGTAGCTGGTGGAATAGATGCTGTAAAATGGCCTGCTGAAATAATTAATAATTTTAATACCAGAAAAAACGAAAAAACCTACCAAGAAAAGCTGGCAAAAATAAAAAGCTCCGACTTGACAAATAAACAAAAACAAGCCGCTACACAAATGTTAGGTTATCTTCCGACCTCCCCAGAATCTTTTGGTAATAAGGCCGTATCAAGCGTTACTGATATTCTTAACAAGGCAACGGAAAAACAAGAACAAAAAATAAAAGATGCCAATATTGACACCTCTACTTTAGCAGGTAAGGCTTTTACTAATGTTGCTTTGCCTCTGGTTCGTTCTACCCCTTCTATTCTTGCCGATATTGGTATAATGGCTGCCACTGGCGGCACAGCTGCCCCTATGCTTGCAGCAGAAAAGGCTGGCACAATAGCAAAAGCTGCTGGCACAGTGGCTAAAAGTTTAAAAACACCGGTTACCCAAGTAAGGATAGGCAGGTATTTTTCTGATACCTATGATAACAGCCTAAAAGAGGGGGCAAGCGACAAGGAAGCGTTTATTAATGCTTTAGCTTATTCTATCCCTTCTGCTTTGATTGAATCTAGCGGTGGTATTGATAACGTGATGAAGGACGTTATAGCTAAAAACTATAAAACCAAAGCAGGACAATTCTTTAGCCAAAACATTGTTAAATCCGCACTTGAAGAAGGCAGGGAAGAAATCGCCCAAAATATAGTAGGGAATATTACAGAAAAGTCAACCTATAAAGAGGATATGCCCCTGTTTTCTACTGACAGCGAAGCAATCATTAACCCTAAACAATTAGGACAGGCTGGCCTTGTTGGGGCTATTGGCGGCGGTTTGTTTGGTGGTGCTGTTGGTGGAGTGGGGGCAATAAGTAATTATAACGCAGGAGAAAAAGCTGATATTACAGACCCATTACAGCAAGTGCAAGAAGCAACAACAAAAACAAATAAAAAAATGCCTGCTTTGGCTGAAGTTGAAGCTGCAAAACAGACAAATATTAAAGATAAAATTGTTGCTTTTGCTCAAGCTGTAGCAAAACAACCAAATGTTAATGCTAATTTGGAACTTGGCAAAGTAAACGACAGGGCTATAACTGATATTAAAAACCTGTTAGGCATTGATGTAAATGGCTTTGTGCATAACATTACTAACCGTGCTATAAACCACATTAACAGACGGCATGGAGCAACAGGTTCAGCTGACCATACTATGCAAGATATTAACGATATTGTTCTTGTTGAAAATGTTATTAACAATTATGACAGTGTTCATGTTTTACCTTCAAAAAGTTCAGAATATAATAACAAAAACAGCTCACAAGCCTCCTTGGTTAGATATGAGATGATTATGTCAAATGGTACTCATTATGTTGTCGAAGCCGTTCCTGATACCAAAGCAAAAAAATTGCAGGTTGTATCCGCATATATAGATACAAGCACTACAAATAAAAAAGGAGCTGAGCAAGCTCCTCATGCCGAAGCCTTGGGAACCACGTCCGAAAACGGTCTTGCTCAAACTCCTTTATACGACCCCATTATAGCACAAGCTAATAATGAAGTCAATAATATTATACCCAGTGTGGGCGAGAATATGTCTGGGCAAGCTGAAGATATTGCAGATGAATCCTTGCCAGGGTTTGTTAAAAATAACCTGTTAGACCAGAATGTTATGACTGACAAAAACCCCGAAGAAAAAAATGTTATAGCAAATGTTTTAACTGTTAATGATGTTATAAAAGAAGGTAAAAACATAAAAGAGGTTTTGTCTTCGGCTAATGATGTTTTTAGACGTAAGATTATTGATAGTGGCTACACAATTAATCAGTTTGCCAAAGCTACTGGTGACAATACTCTGTATGGCATATATAACAATGCTAAACAAGCAAAAAAATCAGCAGAAATGATGATAGGGTCACACAGTTTTGACCTAATGGGTAGAAAAACTGGCGAAAGTTTATCAAATGTTTTCTTGCCTGTTAAACAAAAAGGTGTAGAATACGAAAAAGCGTTTTATAGTTATTTGTTGCATATGCATAATGTTGACCGTATGGCACAAAACAAGCCCGTATTTGGCGAAAGCGTAACGGCAGAAGTAAGCCAAAACCAGGCTGCACAGTTATTAAATGCTTATCCAGAGTTTAAAGAGCTAGCCGAAAGGGTATATGCCTATAACAAAAACCTAATGAAGTGGCGTGTTGATAGTGGTTTGTTGTCGCAAGAACAAGCTGACCTAATGAATCAAATGTACCCTCACTATGTACCAACCTACCGCAAATTGACCTCTACAAAAGGGGCAAAGCAAGTATTTGATAGTATTATGATTAACCAGGGTGTTAAGTCTGCTACTGGTAGTAACAAAGATATTATGCCGATAGATCAAAGCATAGCACGTCAAACTATGCAAACAGTACAGGCTGCTAAGCGTAATATACTAGGCAACAGACTGTTGGATGATGCTCTGGCTAATAAAACAGAGGCGGCACAATTTGTTAATGCTATTGATGAAACACAGGAAAAATATGACATAGAAGAAACAGAAATAAACAACAAAGACAACGAAAAAAGAAACGCTTTTACTTTCTACCGTAACGGAAAGACATACACAATAAAGGTTAATGATGGCGTGGCAAGTGGCTTGCGTGATTTAGCTCCTGTAAACACAGAGAGCTTTTTTGTTGTTAATGCTATTGCTAACTTCAATAACAAATTCAAACAGCTTGTTACTTCTTATAATCCTTTATTTCTTGTTACAAACTTTGAAAAAGATATACAAGACGGTTTATTAATGTCAAAAGATGCCGGGGCATTTATCAAAACAGCTCCTGTTGCAATTAAAGAAATGGCAAGCGAGGGTGAACTATGGCAACAATATAAAGCCCTGGGAGGCATAGGGGCAAGCTTTTTTGATTATGACAAGGGCATTAAAAAACAAAACAATGTCCTTGTTAGAAATACCATAGGCAAAGTTGAAGATGCCAATATGTTTATTGAGCAAATTCCCCGTTTTTACAGAGTTTATGGCCACAATTAATAAGGGTGGTACGTCATATGAAAATGTTTTACTAGCCATGCAAAACGCCGCAGACGTTACTGTAAACTTTGGTCGTAGTGGAACATGGGGAAAAAACATAAACAAGTTTGTACCATTTTTTAATGCTTCTGTGCAGGGTGCAAGTAAAGGCGTAAGACGGTTCACCGAAACAAAAGGGGCTAAACAATGGATTAATTTAATATTTAAAGCAACAGTATTGGGTGTTTTACCCTCAGTTATTAATAATCTTGTGTATGATGATGATGACGAATACGCCATAATAGATGACCGTACAAAATATACTTACTATTTGTTTAAGGTAGGCAACGGAAAATGGTTTAAGATACCTAAAGGGCGTGTATTGTCAATTTTTGGCGGCCTTGCAACAAACGTAATAAATGAAGCTAAAAATAAAGACGTACAATGGGGCGAATATTTTAATGTTGCAAAAGATCAGGTTGGCCCCGTTTCTGTTGCAGAGGGAAATATAATATCCCCGTTTTTGCGAGTTGATTTATTCGACAAAGAAAGTCCTGGCGAAACCTGGTATGGGGCAAATATCGAAAGCCAACGTTTACAAAACTATGCTCCTAGTGAACGCTATGACGAAAGAACAGACGTTGCCAGTAAATGGATAGGTAGCAAAACGGGCTTATCACCAAAGAAAATAAACAACATTATTGATAGTTATACTGGCGTTGTTGGTGACTTTCTTTTACCCGCATTGACTCCGCAAGCAGAGCGTAACCCCGTTGAAACCAAGTTTGTGTTGGATAGTGTTACTAGTAACAAACTGTCTGGTGAATTTTATGATACTTTGGATGAATTAAAGTATGATAGAAATTCTCAAAACCCCACAGAGGGATCAGATTTAACTTTTTCTTATATGAATACGGTTGCAAGTGAAATAAGTGATTTAAACAAAAAAATAAGAGAAATAGAAAACGACCAAAGTTTAACCAACAAAGCAAAGCTTGCTAGGACCCGAAAAACAAAACAAGAGATAAACAATCTCGAACAAAATGCCCTTGAAACATATAAAAAATATATGGAAGTATCGGCCAAGTATAGTAATTTAAAATATGATGAGGCAAAGGTGCAAACAAATAAAGAGGTTTTTGGTTCTGAATATGCGTTAAAAAAATATGATAAAGGCGTATATGAAAAAGCAAGCAAGCTATCAACAAAGGGTGTAGACTATGACGAGTATTACAATGCTTATTTTGCCCAAAAAAATGTTCAAGGAGATGGAACTTATTTAAGTGCTTCTAAACGCAAAAAGTCTGCTATAGATGCTGCTAATCCCGGCATGAGTAAGACAGAACTTAGGGCATTATATGAAACCTTTGGGGTAAGTGAGAAAGTATGGTATTAATTAGGAGGCGATACAATGGCATTTACAAAACCAGACACAGACGTTAGCGTTTTTCGTTCACAACCAGACCAGATAGAAAGCCAGGCGAGCACAGTTAAGGGGCTTTTTGACAGCTTGTTAAACTTAAATTCTACTGATTTAGTAGCCCTTATTGACGAGCTAGAGGCGGAAACGGGTGCAGCAAGTTTAGGGGCTGTTACAAGTGATGGAGTAACGGCAAGTACAATTCAGGCAGAGCTTGACAAAGTAAGCAACCTTGAAGGTGTGACAGCTACACCGCAGGAGCTTAATATTCTTGATGGAGCTACTTTGAGTACAGCAGAACTTAACATACTTGATGGGGCTACCCTAAGCACAGCAGAGCTAAACCATGTTGATGGTGTGACCAGTAACATACAAACTCAAATTGATGCCAAAGCGGACAAAGTAGCAGAGGCAACTAATGGCAATTTTGCTGGCCTGGATGCCAATGGCAATTTGACAGATAGTGGACATAAAGATGCCGATTATGCAGATGTTTCTCACGCTCATGGAGATATTACTAACGCAGGGGCAATTACTTCTGCTGCTATTACTCCCGATAATGGCGATTATCTTCTCCTTGCTGACAGTTCCGAGTCTAACAAGGTACAGCGTGGTATTGCGATAAGTACAGGCACAACTAAGTATTTAAGGGAAGATGGAAGTTTTCAGACTCCCCCGGATACAAATACAAAGGTTAGTCAAGCTGCTTCTACTGCAAACGAAACTCACGCCGTATTGTTGAAAAAGACTACTGGCACAGACACAGAAACAGAAACAGCAGTTTTTGATGATAGTGTAACCGTTAACCCTTCTACTGGTGAGATAGCTGCTGTTAAGTTTAAATCTACCCAGGCCACAGGCACAGCTCCTTTTGATGTAACAAGCACAACCTTAGTTACTAATCTTAATGCTGATAAGGTAGACGGAAAAGATGCTACCGACTTTCAATTAAGCATAGGTGCTACAAGCGGCATTCTCAAAGGTGATGGAGCTGGCAACATAGCGGCCGCTACCGCTGGCACTGATTATGCAAGATTACCGGCTACAGAAGTAATAACAGGTTATGCAAAAGCGGAGGCTTCGGCTGCTTTAGCTGCTACTGATACTGTTAATGCTGCGTTAGGGAAACTCGAAAAGAAAGTGGATGATGCCTCATCTGGTGGTGTTTCTTCTTTTAACTCTCGTACTGGTGCAGTATTGCCTGCTGCAAGTGACTATGATGCCGACCAGATAGATTATGATAACGTAACTTCCGGGTTAACTGCTACAGATGTTCAAGCCGCTATTGATGAAGTATTAGGCGAAATTCCTGACACAAGCGGTTTAGTGCCAAACACCACAAAGATTAATAGTAATGCTTTGTCGGGTGATGTTACGCTTGATGGTGCGGACATTGCTTTGACAGGCTACACCAAACCGGGATCTGCTTCCGCAATAGCCGCAACAGATACAACTAATGAAGCTTTTGGCAAACTAGAGAAGGGGCTTGATGGTAAATTAGCTTTGGCCGGTGGCACTATGACCGGGGCAATTACTGGTGTATCTAACCAAACAGACGGTGATCCTACAGATACTACTGGCCTAAGAAACATTCTTGTGTTAGACGCTGATCCTACAGGCACAGACGGTTCTGACGGTGATATTTGTATTGTAATTAGTGTTTCTTAATGGTGGTGATAATATGGCACAAAATTTAGGTGACTTATCAGCAGGTAGTAAATTAAAGCTTAATGAAACGGTAAGCGGCACTACTACTGCTGTACCGTTTATTATTACTTCTCAAGACCATTTTGCAACAGATACTACACATTTATTAAGGGAAAAGCTGTTTCCAACAAGTATGCAATTTCATTCTAGTATGGGAACCATTGTCTATGATAGTTGTACAATAGATACCTGGTGTACTGGTACATATTTTGGTTATTTAGATGAAGAAGTACAAGACATAATTCCCGGTGTTAGCATAGCAACATATAACAATGGAACTTTATCAAGAAAAGTTTATTTATTAAGTGGAAACGAATTAAATATTGCAGCTTCACCTTATACTTATTTATATACAGAAGGTACAGCAATTTCCTATTTTAGCTCAAACAGCTTAAGAATTGGGTATTATGGTTCTACGGCCAGTAATTATTATACAAGACAATCTGTGCGAGATTGGGATTATAACAATTCTGTTGGTGTAATAAACACTTCTGGAACTATAACAGGGCTTAATTGTACATATTCTTATTATCCCCGACCTTCTTTTAACCTGCCAAATACAGTACAAGTATCCGATAGTACAGACGGTGACGGATGTTACACCGTTGAGTCATGGGCACCACTTATTCCTGTTTGGGTTAAAGTATCCGGCACCTGGAAACAAGCAAGTGCTGTAAAAATTAAAAACAACGGCACATGGGTAGATATGGCAGGATTAAAAGTTAAAGTAGATGGTTCTTGGGATGGTGAAGGTGGTGTAACAGAGGGCAGTTTGTTAAAATATGAAAAAACAGTTTTTGACGATTATGTTTTTTTTGGGAGTGTGACAGAGGATACAGATATTGATATATCGGCAGGGTTAATAAATGCTGGGGATATATCGGAGGTAGTTGATGGATTTAGCGTTTTTGATGGCTTTACTATATCAGAAACTGCTGGCGTTGTTCTTACATAGAACGGAAGGGAGTTAAAAAAGAAAATGGATGATAAAAAATTTGCAGTTACGCTATCTAGTGGAAAACGCATATACGAAAAAGCATCATTTATAAACCGGATGAAACCGCTTCACGCAGAGGGGCGTGTTTGTATTGATTTAACCGATCCAATAACTGGTAAGGTTAAAAAGCGTGTTAATGGAAAAAACCATGTTTTTACAGATGGCTTATTTTCGGGGGAAAATTTTGATTGGATAACTGCCGTTTCCGAAGCATACACCTGCCTCAATGACAGTACAACTACTATTAACACTACAATTCCGTATATGTTCGGCAATACAGTGGGTTATGGTATCCCCTCAACTAGCGGTACTGGCACTTATAGGGGGGCATATAATTCTGAAAACCAGGTACTAGCAGAAATGACAACAACAAGTGCTCGTTGGAAGTTTCAGTACGATTTTACGGCAGCACAAGCAAATGGTACTATTGGTACAATTGGCCTGACGCACCAATATGATTCTGTTTACAACACAAAAAAAAGACACCTTTCGGGGTTTACAACAGGGGCAAACACAAACAACACTTTAACTTGTGATGGCCGCTATGCTTATACCTGTTCAACAGCTGGGATAATTACAAAATACGATTTGTGGCTAAATTCATCAAGTGCGATTGATGTTTCAGCGACTACAGGAACGGCCGCTAGTTATAAAACGGTTGGTTACGCACCAGCAACAGGAGCTTGTTATATTTACGTTTACAGCGGAACAGAATCCTCTCGTAAAATGTATGTTTTTTCTGATAATACATTTTCATCTCTTACTAATACTTATACGCCAACAAATATTGCTGTTAGCTCATATTATCCAATGTACATTCAGGGCGATTATGCCTATTGGTTTAAGACGGGGTCAAGCAGCGAAATTTTAAAAGCTGACTTTGTTAACAATGTGGCCTATAGCACAATAACAGTATCTACATACAATACAGCTTTTGGTTCACTAACAGGGAGTTTTGCTTGTGGCTCCTGTGCGTGTAGTGGTTCTTATGTTTATGCTGGAATGGGGTACACTTCTGCACCAAAAGGGTATTTTGTTTGATTTGGCTTCCGATAGTGTTATTGCTTGGATTTACGGCCCAATAAGTAGCACCTCTTACAACTGTGCCGTATGTTTGCACCCACTAACGGCAGAAAAAATTTGTTGTAATACTTATGGCACCCTATTTCACAATTCTGCAATTGCAGCCAAAAAACTTGTTTCACCAATAACAAAAACAAGCGAAAATGGTATGACGGCAACTTATGAAATAGAAGTATTTTGGGAGTAATTATGTTAACCGAAAACAAAGAAATCGCCCAAAAACTAAATATCGAGCATTGGTATTTGGCGGGATACAAGGGAAAGGGGGTAAGGGTCGCAGTAGTTGATCCTGCCCCTGACTTGTATAACCACCAGAAAGGAATTATCAAGCAACCTATTTTGGTTAGTTCTCAAGAACCAGGGCATGGTGGCCAATGCTGTGCAGTTATACAAGAGTTTGCTCCTGGTGCGGAGCTTTTTCTTTTGCCAAACACAGATGAAGCCTGGACATGGATTTTAAACAACAATATCCAGCTTGTTAATTGTTCTTATACTGGCAGACCGATTAAGTCAAC